GGGCGAAGTATTTGAGGAGGGCGTCGAAGTCCTCCGGGTGGATGGGAAGCTGTGCGGTCATGGCTTGCGGCGGGCGAGTTCGTCGGCGTAGGTGAAGGCTTGGTCCTCGTAGTAGCCCTCACGAATGGGGTTGCTATGGCGCAAGCCGGCCGCCGCGGAACGGCAGTCGGCGATGACGTAGCGCAGGGAAACGGTGCAGAGGGTTTCTGCGTGGCTCCGCCACTTGGCGAAGTCTTCGGGGGTGGCGTGCTCGGTGATCATTGGCCGGCCTCGATGAGAGAGAACAGTTCGGTTTTGACCGCATGGACGGTGCGGCCAGCCACGGTGTGGATGCCGTAGCAGCCGTGGAAGGCGCCGTCGATCTCGGTGATGTAGGCGATGGCTTGCGGGTTGGTGCCCGCGGGGCGCTCGATGTCGGTGCGCCAGATGAACTCCAGGTAGCCGGGGCAGGTGGCCCGGCGAGAGTCGAAACGCATGGCTGAAACTCACAGCTAGAGGGATAGAGATGCAAAGCACCTCAGCCAAAAGACCCCCGGACGCAGTGCGCCAGGGGGAACTTCTGGGGGAGATGGTTTGTGCGTGCTAGGCAGAGCCGAATGCCCATTGCCACGGTCGGCACGCTGCGACCGCTACTAGTCAGCGGGACTTAGCACCGGGTGGATCAGAACCACCATGCCTGCAGGCCAGACGTTAAGGGGCTGGCGCACCTAACTAGCGGGGTTAACCGCTAGCACGAGCGCACTGCAGAATCGCGCTCGCTTGATATCTCACAAAGTCCGGCCCCTACCGCGCAAGGATCCTGCTCGCTCTCGGTGGAATCTGGCCTATCGCCGGCCTCTCCACCTAACGCACCCCGTGCCCCTCCCGTGATTTCGTAACTACTCCAGGCTCATCCGCTACAGCTCGGCGTGATAGCCGAGGCGGAAGTGTTGCCCTTGTTCGCTGTAGCCCGACACGGTGATCGGACCCTCAGGGATTTAAGGATGCGTCGCTGCAGCCCATCGGTAGCCTCCATCGCACTCGGGGTGCTCTAGAGCCGTGGCTTAGCTGACAACTCCGGGAACCGCCCGGCCGGCCGCGCTTTATCGGCTGCGCTGTGTTGTTAATGCATTGGTGGCTTGATCAACTGGAAGAATGATTGCACAGATCTGGGGATCCGTCAAGTAACCGGCCGGAGCCGGTACCGGCGCACAGCCGCGGGGAGCTGGCCTTAGGCCTAGGCTCCGCGGGGCGGCTGTTCTCCGATGCCATGAATGATTGCACCTAGTGGCGCAAGCGTCAAGACATCCGCTCGTTGCGTTTGAGACGCAAGGCGAGACGCGAGACGGCTTGCCTGAACAAACGGAAACGCGCATGATGTGCGCGCGTGGATCCAGTATGGCACGGCCTGACGCAAGGGTCAAGCGTCTTGGCTGTGTCTCATGCGACTCACCAAGCGGCTGTGAGTCTCATGCGATCTCAACCCTGGTCTCGCCTTGCGTCCCGGTGAGACGGGGGTACATCTGTACATCTCACTTCCTGGCCTAGAAAAAATGTATATGTATGTACGGCTTTCAACGCTCAAAAGCTTCCCAGCTGCAGTTGAGATTTCCTCTTAGTTGACGCAGTGCGCGTTGATAAAGTGTAGATACACGGCTTCTTGATATACCAAATTCGTTCGCTACCTGCTGAAACGTTGCCTGCTCGAAGTTCACCGCATACACAAGACGGCGTTGACGCGGGGGCAGCCGGCTAAGCGCTTCCTGGAGTTTCGCTTCGCGTTCAGCAGATAACGCAGCAAGCTCGGGAGACTCGGCCTCGGTTGGATCTTCGGCTGAAATCACATCGGCAATCGAGCTGTCAGTCAGGTGACACAGCGCATCCATAGAGCGGCAATCGGTGAAAGCGCATTGATGCAGGGTGTCGGTGATCCGAGACGGTTCGAGCTCGGTTGCTTCCGAGATCTCCTCCAGTGTTGGATGCCGGCCAGTGATCGCAGTGTGGTTGCTGATCATTCGGCGGATCTTCGAGGCATTGTCCTGGACGTTCACCGGTAGGCGGATCGTCCGGGAGGAGTTGTAGATCGCCCTCGAGATTGATTGGCGGATCCACCAGTAGCTGTAGGTGCTCAGGGCGTAGCCGCGGGTGGGATCGAATAGCTCGATTCCGCGGATAAGCCCCAAGCTGCCTTCTTGGATTAGATCGTTGAGTTCAAGGCCTCGGTTCTGATACCGCTTGGCTAGGTGAACCACCAGGCGCAGGTTGGTGCGAACCATCACGTCGAGTGATCGCCTGCCGCGACGTTCGATCAGTGGAGGTGCTGCGTTTCGATCGGGCTCAGTGCTGCCTGGTGGAACGTAAAAGATCCAAGCTCGGATTCGGTAAGCGTGGCGCAGCTGAGCTTCGCGCGACAAGATCGGGTGACGCGCGATGTCATTTAGATACTGACTTATGGGATCCGCCATGGTGAGGGCAACTCAAGCAGTGTGCAGATCTCGAATAAGGGAGCCCAGTAGCCAAGCGCGTGCATGCGCTAGGCCCTGTTGGCGCGCGATCTTGAAGTAAGTATCGCTGTAGGCATTGGTTAATTTGTTGTTTCGGATTGTTTCAGCTGAGGCGCTGGTGGCCAGCCGAATGTACTGAGGAAGCATGAGGAGAAATTGTGAGTCCATTAAAGGGAAAGAGCAAAGTTAGTGAAAGACATAATATCATCAACTTCAGCGATTAACTCATCCAAATAGCCATCGTTTTCTATGGTGTGCAAAAAGCCAATAGAGTAATCATTCTCTGGGTCAGCTAGAGAAGTAAGGTGATCCAAACTTCCCTCTGAACGGTGCGCTGTACCAGCATCAGCCTCGGGGCGGTTTACCTTCCACAGCTGCCCACCAAAGCGGTCAAGCAGCGCAGCTTCGTTCGGGAAACGCATGTCGTCTACGACAACGCGCTCAACTCCCTGCAGTTGTAGCTGCATATAGCGAAAAGTCCAGCAGCGAAGCCACAATTCAGGGTGAACGCAGTCGCGGCCCCATTCGGTGCCAAGCGTCCTAAGAAGATGGCGCGCATCGAGGCGATCATCGATCTCGGGTATCGGCGCGCTCTTGGCTACGTGGGTCATGTGGTGCGCATCCTGCAGGCTGTAGCCAAACTCCCGCAGCAGCGTGCCGACCATCGCCTTAAGCGGTTCGGCAAAGCTCAAATGGGTAAAGCCGTAGTGGGTCACCAAGTGACCGGCAATCGAAGATTTGCCGCTACCAGCGGTAGATGAGTAGATACCGATGAGCATGATCAGTTTTGGATTTTGATTGGATGAAGCAGGACAAGAATCCAGGCGTACATAGCCTTGCCGGCCTCGGTGTAAACAGCGGGCGGCTCATCGCCGTTACCGTCTGGATCTCCGAGGATCTGCCACAGCATCTTCGCTAAGCGCTGCACGTTGTAAGTACGCACTTCGTCGTCTTGCAGTAGATGGACGATCGAAAGCAGAACGTGAGATGCGGTCACCTCGAAATCGAGGCCAAGCTCGGTCGTGAGGTGGGTGTAGAGCTCGTAGGTGATCGGGCTGTCTGGATCCTCTAATTCGGTTCCGTCGATGCCGCAGGCATTTGCGTGCTGCATAAGAGAGGCGCCACCGATGACGTTGGTCGTCAAAGTGTGGATTGGTGTGTGCTCAGTCATGCGCGTGCTCGGGTGAATCGCCTGAGCCGTGCTTCGAAGTGCTGCATGTACTGCGTGAGCTTGCGCGGCGACAGCTCCTCGATCTGAGGCTTCTCATCAGGGATGGCCACAACGATCAAGGCTCGTTTGATGTCCAGACCGTGGGTTTTGTAGACGTAGTTGGAAGCTGCGACATACGCAGCAACCTGCAGCGAATACTCGTACATCTTGGCGGGATTGCGCAGCTTGTCTGCTGTCTTCCAGTCCAAGAGCGAAGGCTGTTCGCCGTCGTCGTCTAAGTAAGCGATGCAGTCGAAGGTGCCTGCGTAGCGGAGCGGATGGTAGATGGCTCCCTCTGACACAAGAGGCTTGCGCACACGACGCAGAAAGTCGCGGGTGCTCTTCCAGTAAGGCGTGTTGAGAAAATCGAACTCGGGCTCGGTGCCATCCATCAGGAACCGCTCCACGTAGTCGTGGTGACGGGTGCCGCGAAAGCTGGCCAAGTTGCAGATGAAGTCAGCTTTGGCCTCTCCGACTGACTCACGCCAGGCTTGCAGGCCGGAGTCGTCCCGAGTGGCGCTAAGAATTGTGGTCACAGAGCGGCATTCGCCGATCGGTGTGGAATAGCTGCGCTCACCTTCATGGTGCGAGCGGATGGGTTCGTACTTAGGTAAGCCTCGGATTAGATCAGTTGCCATAGGGGACGCCCTCGATCGGTAGAAGCAGCGAGTTGGCGTCGCATTTGAAGACGCGCATGAGATCGGCGAGAACGTTCGGGTCGATCAGCTTGGTCTTGCCGCTAGCCATGCGGCCCAGGGAGTAAGAAGAGATCCCTGAGGCCTCGGCGACTTCGCGCAGCGTCAGTTGAGTGCGGAATAAGTGAAAGCGGATGTTGCGTCCGAGGATTTTGGTGGTTTCCATTGGGAGAGAAAGAAGAAAGGGGGCCGTAGCCCCCCGTTAATGGGTCAGGCTTCGGAGAAGGGATCCTCTCCGTCAAAGAGGAGATACAAGTTGCACTTCAGATCGTCGTAGCGCTGACGGATGTCAGCTTTTACGTCTTTCGGTGGTGCAGCAACGAGTGTGTACTCGGTTTTCTTGCCTTCACCAGTTCGGCTGATCTTGATGTCGTATCCGGTTGGATCACCGTAATCCGCATCAGAGATGAACTTAAAGAGCTGATCCATCAAGGTCTTCTGCGTGATCTGCAGAATCTTGAAGTCGCCAGCTGAGTAGTCGTAAACCACACCAGCGAGAAATCGCTTGATGGTTTGGTAACCCTCTTGTTGGCGGATGTTTGAAGGCAGCTCTTCAGGCTTGCTCTCCCAGCGAACCGGCTTGTTATCGACCGTCCAAGCCTCGAAACCGGTAACACCAGAGCCGAAGAAGCGAACACGCACCTCTTCAGTGATCTTGGCGGGGTTCAAATAGCGCCCAGAGCCGGAAGACTCCTTGGAGATCTCCTCAATGGCAGCGGCAGAAAGAAACGTAGACATGTGGCGAAATCCCGAAAATGTGGGTGATGTGCCAGAGGCGCGGATGGATCCGGCCTCGTGAGCAGATGGTAGGGGGTAGGTATGAGGATGTCAATGCTGTTGGTGATATTCCGCAGGAAAGTATGAGTCTCACCGGACTCATTCACATCGCTTGTAGCGGCTCAGGAAGCTGGTTACGGTGAAACACGCCCACGAAAAAACCCCCCGCTGAACGCAGAGGGTCGAGGGCCTTCACTTGCTTCTATCTACCTTAATGGACGAACAAACCAAAGGCAATAACTCGGCCCTTTTAGAAGGACGAGCTATTGAGCTGCTTCGCCGTGGTGTCTTCCCTGATGAGTGGACCTTTGTTCCCGTAGCTGGGAAAGAGACCTACATCAAAGAATGGACCACTAAACCGCTGTCACGAGTTGAGTGCATGGCGGCCTACCAGCTGAGGCGCGATTACGTCGGCCTCGGGGTGGTTACGGGCTCGTTCTCGGGTGGCCTCATCGCTCTGGATATTGATGGCGAAACGGCAGACGCTCGCTATCGCGCAGTAGCTGGTGATGAATACGAGCCTTTCGGTGAAGAACGCACCATGTCGACGACCTCGGGGAAACCTGGGCGTCGTCAAATCCTCTACCGCGTGCCGGAGCATCAGACGGAAGAGCTAGGGCATGTAAAAACCTTAATTCTTCGCACTGACGATGGTTCCTGGCACTTGGGGCAAGGTGACACCAACCGGGGAGCCGGTGGTGACTTTGACGCAATCACCGGAGAGCAGTACCAAGAGGTTGTGCTGCGCTTCAACGCATGCCAAAGCGTTGTTCCCGGCTCACCTCACCCAGATACGAAGAAGCCCTATCGCTTCCTCAACTACAACGAGGGTCAAGTAGCTGCAGCTCCGGCTTGGGTGCTCGATGTGCTCCGGCCTCATAGGAAGCCTGTCCAGTGGCTTTCGGAGGCGCAGCAGAAAGAGCTCAAGGACGAGCTCGGGGGGCAAACCGCCGTTCCGCCACGGCAGATCCGGGGCTGGTTCTTCAAGGAAGAGGTTCAGGCACTGCTTCGGCCTCGGTTGGATGAGCTCGTGTTTCGCCACTCCGTTTTTGATGAATACGGCTGGAAAGAGCGGAATGGTGATAAGCCGCAGCGCATGAGCGGATGCCCTTGGCACGGCGGTAATAGCGGCACGACCTTTCAGTACGCAACTGAAACCGGCTGCTGGGACTGCAAAGCCTGCGGGGTAGGCGGTGATGTTCTGAGCTTCGTGCACAAGATCCGCACCGAAGACATGCACGCCGGCAAGCCGACAGGTGCAGACCTCGAGGCTTACGTCGCGGAGATCGCTACCGCCCTCGGATACGACTACCCGGCTTGCGCCACCGCTACAGAAGTCACCATCAAGGATGCGCCCTTAAAGCGCCTCTCAGGGCACGAGTTCTTCACCGCAGCCGAGAAGATCATCAACGGCTACGACAACGCTGAATTGGCTCACTACCAGCTGATGGAGCTGGTTCGTGATTCAGGCCTTACCCACGTCTATAAGTCTGGTCCTGCTGTTGAAGCCGCTCTCGAGCGTTTCTTGCTGCACCAAGAGCAGGTTGAAGAGGATCCGAACTGGCAGGAGAAGGTTCGCGGTCAGCGCGACTACCTCATCCCTGACTTTGTTTCTGCGCCGAGCTCGATCCTTCTGCACGCTCGGGGCGGTATGGGTAAAACCCGCCTGGCGGTGCTGCTGGCAAAGATCGTTGGCCAGAAGCTGCCCATGAAGGTGCGGGGCATCTCTGTACAGCCCACGACCTCGGGCAACGTGCTTTTCATCGGCAATGACATGTCGATGACCGATTACGCCGAGTATCTCGACCAGCAGGGCATCGACTCCACAGGGGCAGATAGCTGGTTCCGCTTCAAGCCTCAGTGGCAGCAGAGCCAGTACAGGGTGCTCCTGCGTTGGCTGCAGGAGATTAAACCCGTCCTCGTGGTGGTCGACTCGCTCACCTCAGTGAGCACGATGATCGCCGCTAAGGAGTACGAGAAGGAGTACTCCAACACGCTTTACCGGCTCGCGAGGGAGAACGGCACGGCCTTTCCTCCTACGACCTTCCTATGGATCCACCACAACACCAAGGACGGATCCAAGTTCCGTGGCTCAGACACCCTGCGTAACGCGGTTCACGAGACCTGGGAGCTCAAGGATCTGACAGATGAAGAGCGCGCCGAGTATGGCGACCATGCGCTCATCCTCGAAATTGATAAGAGCCGGGGCATGCGGGGTGGTGACCGCTTCCTGGTGCGGGAGGACATCGAAGAGGCGCTGAGCATCGAAGACCTCACACCAACCGTTACCAGGGAAAACGGAGGGAGAGGCGATGAAACACCACGGACGCTCGTTCTCGGGATCCTTAAGGAGGCTGATGGGCCGATGACTGCTAAGGATCTTCGCTACGCCCTTAACAGCCGCCTAGCGGGGCGTAGAGGGCCAGGAACGATCGTCAGTGAGAAGACCGTGAAGCGGTGGGTGCAGCGGTGGGTTGTGGCCGGCCTCGTGGAGGAATCGAAGATGAGACAGAAGGGACAGAAAGGGGGACGCCCTTGCACAGGTTTTTCTGTCAAGCGCTCTATATACGAGCCTCTGAGTGTCCAAAACCCCCCTATTTTCTTCGAGAACGGTTCTGGGGGAAGGGATTTGAGTTTTGGACAGGGTGAGGCAGAAAATGTCCAAAACCCCCAAGTGTCCAAAACTCCCGAGGTCGAAAACACCCAGGAGGAGCCTGTCGCATCTGAGACCGGTGCGACCCAGCAGGAGCCTGTGGAAAAACTGTGGAAAAACCCCCCTCAAAACGGCCCAGAGGTTTTGGACATTTTGGACACTGAAAAGGGGGTGTCCAAAACCTCCGAGGCTGAAACCCTTTCCAGCACAGCGGTTTCGGAGAACGAGCTCGAGGTTTTGGACACTTTCCCTGGGGTATATAGGGACAGGCCTGACAGTGCCCCTGCTACGGAGGACTATCGAGAGTGGGAAGCCGATGATTGGGGCTGATCAGATCTCGTGATCGGCTGAGAAGCTGGCGGAACTGTCGCGTAGTAACAGAGTCGCTATGAAGCTCCGCGATTCAAAGTGCGACTTAATGAGCGTCTTTGTTAAAGCCTTTAGTTCCGCTATATTGGTGCACTCATCAATTTGACGAAGTGCTGATTCTTTTGCGAAAGTAAGCGCAAGCCTGTCCATTGACCACCTTCATTTAGCTGAGTATGCCTTCCAACGACACCCTTGCTCACCAGAAAGCTTTAGAAAATGTTGATTTCGACTTCATACGTGGACCGCAAGCTACGCAACTACTCATCAGGCGTGTAATCGAGCTCGAAAAAGCTGAGGGGCCACTCGGCGTTGACACCGAGACGACAGGACTTGATCCACTCGCGAATCGCGTGCGTCTCATTCAAGTCGCAACTTGCGACTACGCCTTGGTAGTTGATGTAGAGGCGTGGCGCACAGAGGGCAAACGACAACTGCCCTGGCATGCACCGGGTTTGAAGCAGCTAAGGGCTTTGCTAGAGGGGCGCAAGCGCAAAGTGCTCCAGAACGCAGCCTTCGACTTGAACTTCCTGAAGGGAGAGGGCGTTCTTCTCGGTGGATCCATCTTCGACACGATGATCGCCGCCAAGGTGGTCAACAACGGCACAGGGCATAAGAACGACCTCGGAAGCATCGTGCAGCGCATCCTTCGCGTAGAGCTGCCTAAGGAGCTGCAGAAGGCCAAATGGGCTGGTGATATCTCTGATGAGATGGTGCTGTACGCCGCGCGGGACGCTGTATGCCTCCCGAGGTTGGTGCCTTCGCTGGTTGATTCGCTGAAAGGTTCAGAAGTATCGAGCTCGGTGACGCTGTTCGACGTGTTTCTGCTCGAGATGCAAGCTTTGCGGCCTATCGCTTGCATGCAATGGAACGGCTTCGGGTTTGATGCTGCAGCTGGTGCTGCGTTGCACGCATCGCTGCAAGAGCATGCCGAGACACTGAAGCTGACTTTTTTGGAAGCACTCGACCTCGAGCTCAAGCGCGAAAACCCAGATGACCCCTCAATGTGGCTGCCGCGAGATGAGGATGGGTCGCTTAACACCCGGGAGAAAGACTCTGGGTCGATACGCAAAGGCACAAAGCTGCTTAAAGGGTTCAATCCGCGCTCGGCGCAGCAAATGGCGTTGAGGTTTGAGCAGGCGGGAATCCTGCTGCCGCCAAGCGAGAAAGGCCTACCGAGCCTGGATCAGAACCTACTGGCCTTCCTCAAGGATCAGTACGAGCTGGTGGCGATGTATTTGGAGTGGAAAACGGCTGTGACTCGTGTGTCTCATATTGAGAAGCTGCTTTCTTCGATCGGCCCGGACGGAAGGATCCACGCCAACTACAAGCAGATGGGCACTGACACCGGAAGGCTTAGCTGCGCATCTCCGAATCTTCAGCAAGTGCCTCGCGAAGCGGAGTTCCGTAGGTTATTCCGGGCTCGGGATGGCTACTGCCTTGTGGTGGCTGACTTCTCGCAGGTGGAGCTTCGCGTTGCGGCAGAGCTTTCAGGTGAGGAACGCATGCGTGAGGCCTACCGTGCGGGCCGAGATCTGCACACAGAGACTGCTGCACTGGTAACTGGCAAAGATCCAGAGACAATTACTAAGAGTGAAAGAACTTCAGCTAAACTTTGTAATTTTGGGCTATTATATGGAGCTGGACCTTTTACGCTGCGCAAGCAAGCTGTTGCGCAATATGGTGTAGATATGGAGATAGAAGAAGCTAAAGTTTTGGTGGATGGCTTTAGAGAAGCTTATCCGCAGCTGTACAAGTGGCAGACAGAGGAAGGCAACCGGACCACGAGCGCAGTGTTTACGCGCTACGGCCGGAAGCGCAAGCTTGTCGGTTTTAACGACAAATACACCACACGGATAAATACGCAGGTCCAAGGCACCGCAGGGGATATCGCCAAAATCGCTATCGCCAAAATCTGGACCGAGATCGGGAAAGCACCCGCTGGCGAAGCTTTTTTGATCTCTATGGTTCACGACGAAGTCGTTCTCGAGGTGCGAGAGGCTGAGGCTGATAAATGGGCGCAGAAACTAACTACAGCTATGGAAGCAGCAGGTTCTGTTGTGTGTCATCACGTTCCTATTGTCGCGGAAGCTTCTTCAGGCCTTACCTGGGCTGATGCGAAATAGAAATACTTGTGTTACGATCAAATCGTATTTCATTAAACCCATGCTGACAGGTCAAGAGTTGGTGGCTTTTGTAAAAGCCAACCCTGACATGGATCAAACTGAGCTAGCACGTGCTGCAGGCTATGTGCACACTACGGATAAGGGTAATGAGCGTTTGCTGACTAAGCAAATGTGTGAAGCTCTTCTTTCGGCTAAGGGTGTAAAGCTCAAGCAAAGCCGGAAGCCCGGTAAGGTCGCTCAATTCACGACGACCGTTCATCGCAACGGTTCCATCCTCGTGGGCAAGGTCTACTCCCGTGAGTTTGGCCTGGATTACGGCGACGAGCTCAAGATTCTGATTGAAGAGGATTGCATCAAGCTGGTGCCAACCGCCTCCAACAACTGAATTGAGCGAAGCGGATCCCCGAGCTCAGTATTTGCGCAGGTTGTCTCGTATAGCGGAACGGTTACCGAACGGGTTGCTGCATCGCTTGGTCGAAGACGCCCAGTTCTTCTACGACTGGAACCTACGCAAGCGCCGAGCTCGGGCTTCCGCTCGGCTGTCTCAATTTGAGACTTGGAAGTCCAATGCCGAGGAGCGCTACTGGAAAAACGTGCGACCCCGGTAAAGTGTTTGGACCTGCGGCGCGCTCACGCCCAGGCCCCGGACCATTCCACACCAAGAAAAAATGGCCAGCCCCATTCAAGCGCATCCCGGCAACTGGGATGCCTCTCAGTTCAAGCTTCAGAGCGACGGCACCTTCCGCATCTCGATCCGTGGCATGGCTGCCATGGCGGGTATCAGTGACGCAGCCCTTGGCCGCAGTCTCAAATCAGCCGCTGCCGAGAATGCCCTTCCGTGCGCGAGATCCCTTGTGGCGCAAGGGTTTGACCCCGCTGCCGTATCCACATGGGGTGAGACTGGTGGGATTCCCGAGGATGCAGCTCCCTTCATCCTCGAGCACTACGGCATTACTGCAGCCAGCCCTAGCCCACAGGCACGGGCGGTGCTGCTTGCCTTCAGTCGCGTCGGCATCAACGCTTATTTGAAGGAGCGCCTGGGAGTGTCCCAAGTGCGGGACACTCCGGTAGCTATACCGCCCGTTAACGTCCTCGACACTGTTGAGAGAAGCCTCGACCTTCTCGAGCGCCTCGGTGGCGTTGACGACCGTGCGCAGCTTCTGCTGAAGGACATCGTGCTCAATAATGCAGCGCGCTCCGCTGGTGGCTCGATTGCTGCCCTTCCAGAAGCCAAAATGCTGTCGCTACAAGAGGCATTCCAGCAACTTGCAGGTGCCTCGCCACAAGAAGCGACAAAGCTTGCTTCTAAATTCGGCAAGGCTGTCAAGCGCGTCTACAAGCAAGAAAATGGACGACTACCGAAAACTCACCATCAACTGGTCAATGGTAGGGTGTGCGATGTTTGTGATTATGAGATTGATTGGCTTAAAAAGCATAGTAATGATCTAAACGTAGCTGTTATTGAATATCGGGAATTGGTCTGATTTTTGTCGCACTTATTAAATGTCGCAGCCCCGGTACTTACCGGGGTTTTCTTTTTAGACTTAATGCAGATGCACCCCATAGATGGCTTCCCGAGCTCGGCAATATCCCAACACTTGGGAAGGCCTCGAACAAGCCGCTAAAGATGCAGGTGCTAAGTGGTCCACACTCGTGGCCGCACAATGGGCGCTTGAGTCGGGCTACGGAAAGCACACAAGCGGAAAGAACAACTACTTCGGACTTAAGGGTCAGGGGGCGTCTCGTAAGACTCAAGAATTTGTGGATGGTAAGTGGGTAACGATCTCGGCTGACTTTATGGACTTCCCCAATCTCGGGGCTTGCGTCCGCTACTTGGTTACTCGTTGGTATAAGGATTGGGATAAATACGAAGGCGTAGATCGCGCTCCGACTATCGAGGCCGCTGCTAACGAGTTAGTAAAACAGGGTTACGCCACAGACCCGCAGTATGCGCAGAAGCTGCTGCAGCTGATTGAGGACAACGGAGGGGAGGAGGAGGGAAAATCCGAAACGCCAGTAGTTAAGGCAACTCCCAAGCTGATCCTGTATCGCATAGAAGCTGTACAGCCTACGTTCCTGAAAAAGAAGGCGATTCAATCTTCCGAGCTTGGGGAAAAAGAGAAGGTGTACTGCCCGCAGGGGAAAACCTACGCAGTCGTCGCATACTCCGAGGTTCCTGCAGACGCTCATACGCAGGTCGAACTAGCTTCAGGCGCTGGCAAGTGGTTCTTGTTTGAGCCACATTGGCGCAAGGTTGTTGGTACTGGCCTCACGATGGCGCCTCAGGTTGACTGGGAAGACTTCAATTGCCTGGTAACTCCCAACCTCAGTGTTGGAGAGATTCTGCAGTGGGATAAGCGGCGCGTGCCTGGCCCAGCCGCTTCAGTAAAGGCTCGCTTGCTTCGTACTGCGGCAGAGTTTCAGCGTGTGCGGGAGGCGTGGGGGGCTCCGCTTGGTATCACCTCCTTCTATCGCCCCGAGCCTGTTAATAGCCAAATCGGAGGTTTCTCGGGATCAAAGCACATAACCGGTGAGGCTTTTGATCTCTACCCCGTTACCGGCAATCTAGAAAGCTTCTACCGGTGGATTCGTGTTAGGTGGACGGGTGGACTAGGCGATGGACGTTCTCGGGGGTTTATTCACCTTGATTGTCGTGGCGGCGGTGGGTTTGTGCCGGGTGCTGGGGTAAGAGCTGCTGCGGAGTGGACGTACTGATGGACGAACGTACACGCGAAAACTGGGCCAAAGTAAAGGCCGCTCTCGAGAAGGCCGGTAAAACGGATTGTTCTTTTTACCGGAGGGCTGTTGCGGTGGTTACGACGGGTAGAGACCCAGGACCGTTTACATAATCAAGGGGTCTCCAACGCAGCTACACGAGCCTCTAGCAAAGTAAGGCGATTCGTTGGTTGCCAACGACTAGTAGTGCTGTCATATTCGAGCACGTCACCGTCAGCTTTACTTCCGTTAGCTTCTACATCGTGCAAGTCTTGTAAACGAGAACCTGTAGACCAGCGTACGAATATACTGCCATTGTTCTTTTTGCTTATTACTGCAGCCACTGCAAGCTTTAGATTAGGCGCAGCAGGTTCTACGTTAATTAAACCACCTGGGGTTGTTGGGTCGCACCAAAGAATATCTCCCTCTTCGTAGTCTTCGGTGTTTATACCTTTAATCTTTCCGAAAACGGATACATAGCCATCGCTTGCACCTGCGATAGCTTGAAGAGTTATACCAAAGAATACATAACCTGGTAAACTGCCGTCGGAAATCATAGGGGCTACTTTTAGCCTGCCGCTTGCTCCTAGAGTACCGGCAAATCTAACAGCAGTTCCTTTTGGTATCTCAACTGTGTTACTTGCATTGCGACATAGTACTACAGTCTCTTCTCCAATGTAGTTTACTATTGAATCTTTACCTAGAGCTATCGTGCCTTCATCTGCATTCCAAGTAAGTTGCCCTTTAGTAGGTTCAATACTAGTAGTTAAGTCGAAGCTCAGAGCATCGACCTCGGGGGTGGATGTCCATCTTGTGTGATAATCAGCGCCGCTGGCTTTTTCGAGTAAATCACGTGCTACGCCACCAGGCGCAACAACCCCACGCTGGATTTGAATGCTCGCAAGCTGCGTGACAGGTACGACGGAGACACCTTGGGCGCTCGTCACTACTACAGATGCTGTTTGCGTTGTAATAGTTACGGATGTCATGCTGTATAACCTTCTGAGACATAGATAACGCCCTCGATCCAGTAATCTCGAATTAGAGCGGGTGTCTCAAGCAGAACGTCATAGTACGCCTCATCGGGAAAGGTTGCAGTTTGCTGGTCAGTTAGGGACATTTCAACTTGTCCTGTAGCGCGATCCGTATATGTAACTGACCAATCAGCGTATTTGACTGTTCGTTCTCGGTTCCACGCCTGGGCGTAAACTGTCCATCCAGTTAAATCAACAGCAAATCCACTGTCGTCTTTGAACTGTAGCGACATGCTGTAGTCAGCTCTACGCTGTAAAGTAAAGTCATGTCTGCCTGGTTGGATTTTTCCTGGTTCGATTGCCATAGTGAAGGATCTCCTTGGCTGAGGCTAGATGAACGGAGCGACGCTTTGCAGTAGCGACGTAAATTAAGTCGACGGAGGCTTCGGAGCGTCAGACCAAGGTGAGCGGATGGTCATGGCACCGCCCAAAAGGCGGCTTTTACCTGTTTGTAGATCATCGTTCACTGGTTCGTGATCCACAAAAGGTTTTGGTGCTAACGGCTGATCCGCTAGCCACGCATCTATGGCACTGTCTATGCGTGGCTTTATAGTCAGCGCTTTGGGAAAACCACCTTCAGTGCTTTAAGGATGAGCTGAACCCAGCTGTTCTCCTTAATGGGAAGCAGTGTGATAATTTCGCTGCCTGCTGCTACCAGAATCGCCAGGACAGTTGCTGTAGTTGGATCCATGGCTATGAGTGGTTAGGTCTCCCTTCCAGTTTAGATACCCGTTGCTCCACGGTCGAAAGCCTGCTGAAAGTCTCTTTTCTGTCTTCTTTGATGTCGTGGTGTAAGACCTCGAGCTGAGTGCCGATGTGCTCTACCGCACTCGTGAGTCGTATAACCGCATCGCGCGCAGCCTCATTTCGTCTCCCCGAGCTCGCCGCAGTCATCGCGGCAACTGAGATGGATGCTCCGGCCACTGCCGCGATGACTTCAATCATGGCCGCAGTGGCTTCAGCTACATACTACCGACCTTGACCACGCCGCAATTTACGTGTACCCCGAGGGCGGCTGCGTGTGCCATTACCCTGCCGGGTTCGCTTGGGTTTACCTGATTGATTTTCGACTCTACCCAGGGCGGTTTTTGATTTAACGGCCACTACAGATCATCTGGTGGGGTAATTGCCACTAGAGCATAGGCCAGGAACATGCCGGCTAACCAGGCGGAAAGTAGGAGTAGCCAAGACATAAAAGGGGTGCCCGGTGGTTGGTCCTCACGCGGTGCCAACCTCGCCGCAGCCAGGCATCTACGGACGCTTGCGATCTCTCGAAAAGATTGCTTGCGAATACTAGCCGATTACCTCGCCGCAGTGCCTAATTACGCTTCTCTTCGCTCAACTCCTGCTGCAGGTACTGCCGCAAAGCCCTGTCAGCAGGTGTTGGCTCAGGTTTCAGGTCGATCTCGAGGATGCGAAGCTTGATCTGCTTTGCGTAATACTCCTCCAGCTGCGCCCTTACCTCAGCGCTTTTGGCGTAGCGCGTTTCAACGGCGATTGTGGTGCCCACAACTGCTGTGAGCACCGCCACCGCTGCACCGATGGTGGTCAAGTGCCGCTCAATCACCAGCGAAAATGCGCACCGGGCTGGCGGGTGTCACCAAGTAGGTGTCCCAGCCGTCAGGCAGGCCGGTGGTGAACTTGGCGTTCACGTGCCAGCCGGGCAGCACAACGGGAGGCGTGATCACCTCTCCGGTGTCTGGATCCCACTCTCCGCCCTCGGTGATGGTGCCGATCACATCAAGGATGTGGGTATGGGAGAGCAGCAGCGGGCGCGGGGAGTCGTCGTCGATCCAGAGGCCGGCGTGCATGCAGGCAGCTTGGAAGATGCCTTCGTGCTCAAAGCGCAGAAAGTAGGTCATGGCAGGTCAGGGATGGCATCAGGATCGACAAAGACGTAGCCCAGCTCTTCGGCGCGGGCCTTGGCTTCATCTTCGTCGGTAAACAGCTCAACAGTGCGAGGAGTTTCTAGTGCAGTGCCTGCGGTCATCTCGCTGTACTGGAGGTAACCATCATCGCTGTGGATGATGGCGTAGGTCAGCTCGGTAAAGGTGTAAAGGGCCATGATCAGGGGTTAAATGTGATGGTCCAGCCTCGGCCAACCAAGGCGTTGTATGCATTGGTGGCTGCAGTGGTCCAAGTTGACTGGGCTGCGTTGGTGCCACCTTCGAGGCTGAGGTTGCCGTTGCTGGTGTTGGCAGTGTTGATGCTGACCAGGATGTTCTCGATTGATGCAGCGGTCAGGGCGCAGCCTTGGAATGCCTGCAGATAACGGGTGCAGGTGGTGTTGTTAAAGAGGTTGGCGGGGAAGTTAGCGAGGTTGCTGCAGCTGAGCCAAGCACCGTAAAACCCACTCAAAACAGTTGATGCGTCAGATGCTGATCCCGTAGCTGAATCAAAGTCAAGAGAGGGGAAGGCTGTCAGGCTCGTGTTGGCGTACCAAGTCTGGCCAAAATTTGTGCCCGCTGAAGTATTGATTGCTGGAAAGCTTGCAAGGCTTACGCATACGTACCAAGCCCTAGCAAAGTCAGTCCCTGAGGAGGTATTTAGAAGCGGAAAACTTGCAAGGCCAATGCAATCGCGCCAGGCTGAATTAAAGCTTGTGCCGTTTGATGTATCTATCAAAGGGAAGCTAGTAAGAGAACTGCAGCCCAGCCAGGCAGACGCAAAGGACGTTCCAGAAGAAGTATTGATCAGCGGAAAGCTTGTAAGAGAACTGCAATTTGACCAAGTGCCAATAAAGCTCTCACCTGCAGATGTATTGATTAGCGGGAAACTTGTGAGACTTGAGCAGCCACCCCAGGCAAACCCAAAGTCTATGCCAAATGCAGTGTTGATCAAGGGGAAGCTGGTAAGGCTAGAACAGTTACGCCATGTTGAATTGAATCCGACGCTGGCGGCAGTATTGATTGCAGGGAAGCTTGTAAGGCTGGAACAGTTCTGCCATGCAGAATTAAAACTTAAACCGCTAGAAGTATCAATAAGCGGAAAACTAGTAAGGCCAGAACATCCATCCCATGCGCGGAAAAATTGCGTAACATTCTGCGGTTGACCACCTGCCGCCGTGAACGATGTAATGCTGCTGCAACCAGCCCATGCGCGAACGAAGCTGGTCGCTCCACTGAAATTAAACTGAGGGAAGATACCCGTGATGCTGCTGCAGTTGTAAAAGGCCTGCGTCCAGTTCGCCACCGCACTCGTGTCTGGCAAACTCGTGGTTCGTGCAACGCTGGAGAAGTCCAGCTGGCTGCAGCCGTAGAAGGCGTTGGCCATCGTGCTCGGGCTGAGGAACACATCGTTGCCATTGGCAGTTGTGCCCCATCGGACGATTTGCAATAGATCGGGTGCGCTAGAGCTGTTGTTGAACTGCAGGTTCTCCAGCTGGCCTTCAACAAAGATTGAATAGATGCCGGCGGCTGTATATGTCTTCGTCAGGCCAGGAGCGCCAAGCTCAGCAGCAGCGTTCTCAAGGCCGGATTCAGTCTGATCGCCCCAAGTAATCACGATGTCGTTGTCGTTGGCGACGCTTTCGGCGGGCAGCTCAAACACCTTGTCACCGTCAGCAGCAGCGCCTTGGGTGTTGATTACGATCGACAGCGAACCAGCAGGGCCGGTAGGCACGAACGTATCAGCATTGATTGGATCGAGTTCGCTGCGCACCAGTGCCTCGGCTACTGCAGGCGTCAGCTCACCGGACCACAGGTACACGCTGTTGATATAGCCGTTGAATGCCTTGTTCGGATCTACAGAATCGTGGCCAATCGAGAGCTTGTTAAGGTCAGTTGGAACTAAGCTGCTCAGCGATGTGGCGAAGCGTGCAGTGCTGCTGCCGTACTGATAGTTTTGCGAGCCGTACGTGATGATATTGCGCTCTCGGTCGGTAGTGGGCACCGGCAACGGCAGGGATGATTTGCTAGTGCCGTCGTAGTTGGCGATCAGCGCCACCGAGTTGTAGGTAGCAGCGTTGGAGAAAAACCCGAGGTCGATCTTGTCGTTGCTGCTGTTCTTGAGGGAAAGCAGCGTGTCGTTCTCGCGGGCACTGATGGCGCGGGCGTCGATGTAGACGGAGCCGCTAGAGGGGAGAGAGGACTCGACGGAGAGGAGATCGGCGGCGCGGGTGACTTGTGAAGATGTGGTTGCGATATATGAAGTGGGGCCATCGCTCTGTTCAAGTTGAGCGCCCCATATATAAACACCTCCACCTCCCGGTGTGTAATTTGATGAGCCATCGGATTTGGTTGGGAAAATAACAAAGCCAGTGCTAACGGTGGAAACTGCGGTGTACGAAACCGAACACCTATACCAAGAGTCGCGAAATGCCTGGATGCTTGCCCCTAAGACTCCAGTGCCTATAATAGTCCCAACTTGGCCAGTTTGCATGTTGAACCATACGAAAGGCTCGGTTGGAACTTGCGGCGAAATTAGTGCGCTAATATAGTCATATTCTGTTTGTCTTTTGGCAAAAAAGCTAAAAGTATAGCTATTCCCGGCTGTTACGTTAACGAACTGTCGCGAGTATCCGTTAATGGTACTGTTGGGAATTATGAGATCGGCCGTGGTTGTCCCGTCAGGCGCAACAGCGGCATTCGCTGTAATGCTAGCCCTAATCTTTTGCCATACTGAGACGTTCTGCCCAGAAGAATACGTGAATAGATTAGTTGCTTCTGGCTGTATAAGTAAGCCCCGCTCGTCTCCCGTGATCGGATCATACTCAAAGCGTGGGGTACCAACGGCTCCGGTTGTGATTAGGCCGTCGCGGTCTACATATGTTCCGATCGAATCCCTCGTAAACTTAAACCTCGGGTCAATACGCTGCGACGCCCTCGGGTCCAGCAGCAGCTGGGGGCGTTGATCGTAGAAAAGCTCTTTGATGGCCATGGTGAGGAATTAGGCGGTAGTGGTGGACTTGATGATCACGAAGTTGAGAACCACCGCCTCAGACAGTGATCCAGCGGTGAGGTTGCGCAAGACCATACTCACCGAGCCGCTTGCGATGTCCAACGTACTGACCGAATAAGCGCCAGCTGTAGCGCCGGACTTAATGCTGACAGCGACAACATCCTGCGGGCTGATCTGGCTATTGGTAAGCGTAAACGCAACGGCTGTATTCGCAGCCAATGCCGCGCCATTCATTGTTATCTCACCGCAAGGCGTGTTCAGCTCCACGCCCGTAGCTTTGTCGGTCAGCTGCGTAACACTGCCGCCGCCCTGGGCGTAGCCGCACCACTCATCGACAAAAGCCATCCGGCCCAGCAGCCCGGCGACTGGCACCTCATCTGCATCGGTGCCCACCTCGAAGCTGAAATCCTTGGCGCTCAGCAGCGAGTTGTACTCTCGCCAGTAGTTCAGGCCAAGGTTGGTGATGGCCTTCGGCTGGTTGTTGTCCAGGATCGCCGCATCAGTGGCCGGAACCGATGTGCCCTCAATATCGGTCAGCGTGGCCAGTGATACCGGGCCAAGCGGCGAATCAGCAGATGACAGGTTGGCGCTCAGCGTGAAGTTGGCCTCTCCCGTAATCGTGATGTCGTTGAAGAAGCTCTCGCCCTGTGCTGAGATGCCGTTCGGGAACTCAGTAACAGGGTCTTCATCCACATTCGCCAGTGCAGTCAGGCTTTGGGTCTGGCCGGTGCTCAGATCCTCAATGCCATTGCTCTTGACGATGAATCCCTCTTCGTTGAAGCCCGAGGGGTAGACGCGGCCGCCAAGCTCGTTTGTGAAGTAATAGGTGAACTTGTTCAGCGCACTCAGCGTCTGCTGCACCGCTGGGAAGCCCTTCGAGTAATTGAGCGTGCCAGCCCACTCGAAGGCGTGGGCGAACAGACGCAGCACAGAAGGCCGGCGGAACTCGGTTGCCCAGCAGTTGCGCTCGGTGGCCAAGCCGCCAGATGGCGCAGTCGGGAACTGCGTGGTGTTGTTCACGTCACGCCTGCGATCAGCAGCCACCCGTGGCTGCAGCGCTGCGTGGGCAGCAGCTGAACTGAAGCCCAACAGCAGAAGCAACGAATAAGCGCCCTGATAGTCGTTGCTGCTTTGGTACTGATCTTGGATTGATGCCTCAACCACATCAGGAGTGCCGTCAGTCCACAGCGTTGTGAAGTTGAAACCCAGTGTTGTGCTGGCCTGCTGGTTTGCTGTGTCGTTGTCGAGCACCAAGCTGTAGCTCTGGTTGTCGAGCTTCTCATCGGCTTGGTGAGCGCTCGGCATGTGAACGTAGCTCTCCTGCCAATCAGCAGCAGCAGGGCCACCGCTGGCCGCTGTCGTCAGATCACGCAGCGCGGTGAAATGCTTTTCGTTGTATTTGACCGTGGTGCCAGCGCGGTAGAACGTGTTGTTCGCAAAGGTGATGTTTGGATTGCTGCGGCGCAGCTGCACCTCCTGCGTGTTGTATGTGCCACCTAGTGCGAACTGCGGATAGACCGAAGTATCAAAGTCGATCGCCGATACCGTCGTAACGATCAGCGGATCGCTTGTAGGCAAGGTGCCATTCACATATGGATCGACATCGCCAAACAACGTTGCCGGTGTTGGATCCAGCTGCAGCACGTACTCACGCTGCACCAAGCGGGTCGGCACCTCGGTGGCGAACATGCCGATCGCCAAGCGCCGTTCTGATGCTGTGCGGTTGTCGATCAAACGCCGCACGTAGACGCGGCGGCCGATCGCTCGGTTGATGCTGCTGTTCTGCGGGATGCCGGGGCTAACGCCGGTTTCATCCTGCAGAACGTCTTTGATGAGAATCCGGTCGGAGTCGCTTGTGCTCCAGGCATTTGCGGCCAGACGTGCCCGCCAATCAGTGCCGTTGGGGTTCTCGACCCAGATGTAGCTGTCCTCGCGCAACGTGTAGCCGAGATCGCCGAGGATCTTGGGCACCGTCGTCGAACCATCAGCGGCCACCAGTGCCTCGTTCAGATCAAAGCGGAACTGCCCATCGGCATAGCTGTTGATTGAGCCGAGGAAATACTTCTGAATGTTGCCGGTCTTTTCGCTCAGATTGAGCGGCACCTTGAAATATCCAATGCGCCACTCTTTGTCCAGATCGAATGCTGCAGACTTGTAGCCGCTTGCGATGGCGACGCAGCCACCGAACGAGCTGTTGCTATTGGTGATCGAGACTTCGCCGCCGCTCTCAGTGGAGTGGTGAACGCCCTGGCCGATGGCGAAGATCGAAACCTCTTGGATGAAGGCGTTATTGATCGCACGGATGTGGTAGCTGCGCCGCGTCGGCTTCATCCGAACGTCGTTCGGGTCGCTGCTGATATAGGTGGCATAGTTCGGCATTGCGACCCAGGTGGTGCCGTTGTACAGCTCCCAGCTGGTCATGTCCTTTTGAAGGGACACACCCGTGTAGTTCGCGGTTACCATCGACCGCAGACCTTCAACCTTGGCGCCATCAGCATGGATGCCGCCCATGCCGTACTCAGAGCGCACTGAGCAGTTGAAGATGTAAGGCGACGCAGATGAGGTGGTGTCCCAGTCCTCATCGGGCGTGTCGTCAATCGGGCCGACGATCTGGTACTCAGTGGGCCGGGTGACGGTCAGCGCATTGCTGAGGTTGGCCGGGCTGCCGACGTAGGTGCGGATCTTCGTGTAGAAGGCATCCAGCTCAGCCTCACTAGCAAAACCAAAACCGCTCAGTAGGTGGTGGCTGGTGGTGCTGTTGATCTTGTCGAAGAAGGTAAAGCCGAAAAAGTAGCCAGTGCCAGTGATCTTGAAAATCTCGCTGCGGTTGCTGCGGTCTGCCAGCTCATCGGCAGGCGTTGGCACATACGTTGGGCGGAATGTGCATTTGCGCAGATCAGGACCGCACAGCGAGCACCCACGGGGCAGGAGGATGCCGCCATTGGTCGGGTTGTACTTGATCAGTTCTTCCGGTGTTGGCTCGTAGCCATCCACCCATGTGATCGGGGTGCCGCTGCCGGGGTCGTTGTAGACCGTGTGGACACCAGGCGCCAAAATGATCGACACACAGTCGAGGTGCGCCTTCGGATCTGTGATCGTGTACCAGTTCTTGCTGGTGATGATCGCGGCCTCGATCACCGCACGGTTGATCGTTTTGAACGGGCGCTGTGGGCTGAAGCCGCATGTGAGACGCTGCTGATCCAGGCGCTTCAGCTTTGCCTCGATGATCTCTGCATCGGTGCTGCCAGGTGGCGCCTCATAAGTGTTGTAACTGCCGCCCGCGAAGGTGTCTTGGCCGGTGTATGGGTTGACGTACAGCGTGAAAGGCGCCGTTAGTGGGTCAATCTGTTGCGCACTGCCGGCCGCGACATTGGCGACACCGGCCACCTGACGCATCAGGTCGTTGAGCGTGGCGATCTGAGCCCTGAACTCCGCCTGCGTGGCGTTGATGTTGTCTAGGGCGCCAGCAGCACCAGCAAGCTCAAGAGAGGCCACGCCACTTCAGTCACTATCTGCCAGAAGTCTACCGACGGGCACTAGGCAAACTTTAGTTTGATCTCGCCGGTCACAACGAAATCTGTAGAACCCGCTATGAGTTCACCTGAGCGCACATTGATTCGCGAATTGGTGAGCAGCAGATCGCAACCGTAGTAGGCGGTGCTGCCGATCTGCGGCGAGACTGGAGTGCGCTCCTTGTAGAGGTAAAACCTCGCGCTGGCCTT